GTTCCAAATTCAGTTGTTCCTAGTGCAAATACATGACGATCATTAGGAGATACTACAATAGCGTCAATAATTGAAGGTGATGAACTAACAATAATAGCTCTTTGAGGAGTTACACTAGCATCAGCATCCCAATAGAATAGCTGACTACCTCTACGAACTGCTAAGAGGTCTTCGCCCCAGTTGTCTAAACTCCATTGATTAGCCTGAAAGGTAAATCCTGAAGATGAGGCTGCTACGTTCCATGCTCTCATTCCAGTAGTGGATACACCAGCATTATAAAAACTAGCACCAAAGCCAAGACCTTGGATACTGTTAGTTTGCTGTGTTGTTAATAACCTACCCATGACTGCATGACCAGAATTAAGAACTGTAGAAGAAGCTAGAACACTAACACCAAAGTAGAAGCTATTTAAACCATCAATACTTGTTACTCTATATGTAGGACCACCAAAAGCTGAAACAGCAAAGTTAGTTCCTAATGTAAAACCATTCAAAGAAGCATTACTAAATGTTAACCAATCACCAACACTAACACCAGAATTGGTTAAGCTGACATTGATCTGAGAAGACCCTACACTAGTATTAAAGTTACCTGCTCCCGATACACCAGCATCAATAGATACTGTCTGAATAATAGGAGTAATATCGTAACTATAGTCATTTTCTGTAAGATATAGACGCTGTTCTGTGCCACTACTTAGTAGCTTCTCTGTGTCATTATTTATCCAACTTAATAAGTCTCTAGCTGTGCCTAGTAGAGGAGCTGCTAAAAATTTATTATATCCACGCATGTTCTCTGGCATACCGGCTCTAAAGCGAACTTTATCACCATTATACCATTTACCTTCTTCAGCATACTCAGTGGATTCCCGATGGAACCCAGGCTTGAATACTAGTTTAATTAACTTTGAACTACTACTCGGCACTTATTTACTTTCTTTCCTTTATCTTTATATTCTTCTGAATATTTATTACTCTACTATTAGGTTCTACAGCAATAAACTCATGGGCTTGATATGGCTTCCAGTCATAAATACGACCAAGAATTAATGGTATTTCCCATCCAATACCTTTTGCTATAAATGAACCACGAGAGACAATAGAAATATGTATATTTTCTTCTGTATGTTCATGCATATTAAGGATATCTCCTACATCTTCAAAATCGTAGCAAATTCCTTTAAGATCTCCTACTTCAATAATAGAACTAAGCAATGACATCTGGGGGTGCTTGAACAATCTTGCTGCCAATTGGGGGCAGCGGAACATAAGGAGCAATAGACCCATACATTCCATTCAAAATTTTACCATGTAGTATAATCCCATTTTTCTCTACGTCATTACTACTTGCAGTAAATGGAACTGCATCGTGACCATACAACTTCAAAATACAATCTATCCTTGATCTATCTTCTGAAGAAAATATTAAATTAGTAACTTTTTCTATATTCATAATATCCTCTTATTAAACTGTTCTAATAAAAATACCAGTTCCATAATCATCACAACAGGTTGTAGCTGGAATATCACTTAATGACATCCATGTTCCAGATGGTGTAGTTGTTCCTGTAGTATTTATTCTAGCAGTGTTAGCTGATGAAGCGTAAAATCCAGTATATCTTAAATTGCTACCAGCAATAGTTGCTCCTGGAGCATAAGCAGCATTTCCTATAACACGAAATAAGCCTACTGCACCAACAGCTCCTAGAGCGGGTACAGGCACTGATCCTGTTAAATTAGTAGCATTAGTAGCACTAACGGCAAATGATGCATTGGTTGCAGATGTTGCAAAAGTTGCATTGGTTGCACTGATGGCAAAGGATGCATTAGTAGCAGATGCTGCAAAGACAGCACTAACATTGGTTAAAGCAGCACCACTACCAGCGTATGAAGCAGCACTCACAATACCACTAAATACAGCAGATGTAGCACTTACAGTAGAAGTAACTACTCTATTAAAAGTTCCAATACTTGCAGTAATTGAGTTAACAGAGATGTCTGTCTCAACACCACCAAATTTATTAATATTAATACTGTCACAAGCTACCATCATGCCAGAACCACTATCTACAACAGATACAGCCGTTCCACTTGGAGTCTTTACTGTAATACCAAAAGACCCAGAAGTGTTATTATATAAGAAATAAATCTTTTCTTTTTGTGGAATAGTAACTGTTACTGCTGCCGTTAGTGTTCCATCAAATCGAAGACCAAAACTTCTTGAAGTATCTGCTGAACCATTTTGGGTAGTAAGGCTTACACCAACACTACTTACAGACACAATCTGATAACCAGCTACAGCAGTATCTAATAGATCAATAGTGTTCTGATTTAAGATTGCTCCCCAAGAGTTAGGATTCTCCCCATTCCCTTGAAGTTCTAATCTTAGACGGTCTGTGTAAGTGCTTGCCATGGTTTAATTAAATCCTTTATTTTATTTTTCTCTTTATATATCTATTAGTCTTTTGAGGCGCTATGCGCCACGCTGCTTCGGTAACGATCTAAGAATCATGTCCATCAGTGGAGAAGGAACTACAATGCAACCTTTAGGCTCACAAACCTCACGCACCCATTGATCTTCCTCTAATGTTAGATATCTGCTTTCATTGACAACTGGTGGTGACGTTGAGCAACTTGCTAGAAGTAGAAACAGAACAAAAGTAGTCCTTACTTGTCCCACCACACTGCCAGCCAGATCATCTCGGCAACCCTAATGCGGCCTTCAGTTTTGCCAATTCAGTTGGATTCGAGAGTATCATGTCGGCAAGAGTTACCATCGGCGGCGCGGGAATTGCTGGAGGCGATGTGTCCACAAACGCACCGCTTTCATAGCGCCAGCCTGGATTAGCCGTGTTGCTTTTGACCGCAACAATCTGAGCATCAAACCCAGGAGGCGGGTTGCTTGGTTGCGCGTCATACTCGATCACGTTGATAACGTCTGAGCCGTCAATAATTGCGTAGCGGTCCATTTTCCATAGCTCCTTAAACGTAATATTCTTCAACAATAACCAAGCCAGCCGTTCCGGCACCGCCCGCAAGACCGCCAGTGCCAGCACCGCCAGCGGCACCAAGAGCGCCAACGGCATAGGCATAAGTCGCGGAAGGCGCGTTGATGAGCTTTTCGGTATAGCCACCGCCGCCGCCGCCGGAAGCGCCGTTAGCGGTTGCGTTCTGACCGCCACCGCTGCCTGCCGCGCCGTAACCCTGTCCCCCAAACCCGGCAGCGCCGAAATACGCTTGAGGACCGCCGCGACCATATTGCGATGATCCGCCAAAACCTGACATGGGATATGTTCCACCGCCCGCCGTGCCGCCTAGTTGCCCCTTACCACCTGTCCCGTTTATGTCGCCGCCAGTGGCTGTGCCGCCAGCGCCGCTATCATTTGCTGTAACGCCACCCAGACCACCACCATTCGCCGTCAAAAACGCCGTCCCGAATGTCGTATTGCCTCCCGCCGTTGCGGCGGCGGGCGAAGTGCCTGTGGCACCGCCACCACCGCCGCCGCCAACGCATCGCACCCAAATCGCCTTGCAGTTGGCCGGGAGTGTGTAGGTCCCCGAGCCGCTGCTGAACACTTGGACAGTGTGCGGGATGCTCGTTAGCCCAGTGCCGCCACTAGCAACACCCAGGGCTGTAGATAAGGTGGTTGCTCCAGACACTGTAAGAGCGCCCGCCACTTGCAGGGCAACCGTTGGTGCCGACGTCCCGATGCCGACGTTGCCACTGGAGTCGATACGCATGCGTTCTGTTGCAAATGCAGCGTCTGTTCGTGTTGCAAACGTCAAATAGCCGCCGTTCGTTGTGCCACTTGCTCTACCAGCTTTAATGGCTGCGATCATTGCTCCGCTAGTGCTGTTATGCTGGAACCCAATGCTGCCGCCTATGTTGTCAGCAGCACTGTCAGACGTTCCAACCAATAAATTAGCAGTATCGTCTGTTGCCAATGGACGATTTGCACTTAAAATCTGGGTCCTTACGTTGGCAGGTATAGCGGAGCTACCGATGCCGACGTTGCCGCTGGAGTTGATACGCATACGTTCTGTGCCAGCCGTACTAGCAGCAAGTGTATCCGCAGCAGGGAACCACAGCCCGGTGTCGGCTGTGCCTGTGGTAGATATGATGGCAGGAAGTGCTGCGGAACCTGCGGCGACAGTCGTTATGCCAGTCACCGCAAGGGTGCTGGAAAGGGTTGCCGCACCGGTAACACCAAGGGTGCTGGACAGGGTTGCCGCACCGCTTGCACTCAGCGTAGTAGCACTAACAATACCACCAATTACATTGACTGCATTTGTAGCATTGGTTGCACTAACGGCAAAGGATGCATTGGTAGCTGATACAGCGTTAGTTGCATTAGTAGCACTAATGGCAAAAGATGCATTGGTAGCAGATGCAGCAAAAGTTGCTGATACAGCGTTAGTTGCATTAGTAGCACTAATGGCAAAAGATGCATTGGTAGCAGATGCAGCAAAAGTTGCTGATACAGCGTTAGTTGCATTGGTTGCACTAACGGCAAATGATGCATTAGTAGCAGATGCTGCAAACACAGCACTAACACCAGTTAGAGCAGCACCGCTACCAGCGTATGAAGATGCACTGACAATCCCAGTAAATATAGCTGAAGTACCACTTACTGGTCCAGTAAATACAGCAGAACTTACTACAGTTAATTGGTTTACAGTAAAGGTTACAACAGATGTAGCAGCAGCGGCTGAAATACCTGTTAAATTGGCACCACTACCATAGAAAGAAGTAGCACTTACTATACCACTAAATGTTCCACTAGTAGCACTAACAATACCGCCAATTACATTGACTGCATTGGTTGCATTAGTAGCACTAACACCAGTTAGAGCAGCACCGCTACCAGCGTATGAAGATGCACTGACAATCCCAGTAAATACAGCAGATGTACCGCTTACAGCAGCAGCAAAAGATGCTCTGTTTAAAACATAAAGATCATTAACAGTATAGGCGCTTACTGAAGTAGGAGCAGTTGGCAAATTAATTAAATTACTACCATCGCCATAATAAGCAGCAGCACTTACATTGTTGGTAAATGTTCCACTTGCACCAGAGATGTTACCTACTGCTTTAAACGCAGCCCCTACACTTAATACGCCATCAATGGCTGTGCCACCGACAACGTGTAGAGTTCCAGTTATACTAGCAGCAGAATCAAGAGCAAGTGTACCACCAATAAAATCAGCAGAACGAACAGTGGCAATAGATACACTAGTAGGGATTGATGCACTGACTACCTGCCCATAAGTATTAACTTGAAATTGAGAAACTGGACCATAGCTACCGGCAGAAACACCAGATGTATTTAAACTAAATGTCGGATTACCTTCAGTTCCGGTAGCATTTGAAATAGAGATACCAGCACCAGCAGTAAGTGTTCTACCATAAACATTACTAGCACTAACAGCTACAATACCTGTAACTCCAGTTAAATTAGCCATTGTATTAATAGTCGATGCAGTGGCTGTAAGGGTTACGCCATTAAACTGAATTGTCCCATTAATGTTCAGAGTGCTGCTACTTAGTTGTAATGGAGAATTAGCTCCACTACCATCTTGAATAGTTTGTAATGAAGCACTTAAACCTACATTACCACTACCTACCTGTAACATCTGTAGATAAGTATTAGCAATCTTTTTTCCGGTTAGTGTAGCCATAACTTCCCCTTAAATTGTATTCCAATAAGCATCTTCATCTTCCCATAGAGAAGATGCAGCATTCCAACTCTGGTTGTCCCCAGTAGGAAAATTTGGTCTTGGGTCTTTAATGTATTCATCATCTCTTACATCCGGTGTCTTATTCTGTGGATGGTTCTTTAAATCATTTGATCCTTCATAGTCAGTAGGACATACTAGTAAACCATAACTGTTCCATTTAAGAACACGATGTGGATACTGAAACCCACAGATGTCACATATAGCAATTGCTCTTTTGTCACTTGCTGGCATAATAACTCTTTATGGTAGGTTTAATCTTGGAATAATTCTAAAGTTAACCCGTTCCCTATCTTCTTCCATAGCTCTAGCTAAACGCTCTTCATACTCCTGTTTCAAGAATTGAATACGTCCTCCTTCAATACCAGACCGCTTTATTGACATAAAGTAAGATAGTCCAGCAGTTAAACAAGGATAGAACCTACGTGAAATATCAGCAATCTGAACAGCAGACTTATTAACATCTTGAATATACTTGACCTGTTCAATCTTCAAAGAGTAGCCATCCTGATCTGGAATAGGCCATAGAAAGAGTTCTGGATTAGTTCTACTACGGCGAATAGCATACTGAGTAGGACGACCAGTCTGTGACTTTCTAGGAATAATAGCATATTCTTCCATACTAATACGAGATAACTGAATGTCTACTCCTGAACTTACATTAACAACAACTTCTAAAGTATCAATAGTGCTTGATGTTAAAGCATAGGCAGTAACACTAGTAGATACTGAAACTATTGTAGTATCCGTAGTCCAAAGAAGAACACCTCTATTCTGCCAATCCTGTAGCAACAAGTTAATTGATCGTCTAGCAGACTTAGGATCATGTCCCAAAGTCTGCTCGCCACCAATCATCTCCATAGCTTCTTGGATTACTTCATCAATGTCAAGTGAAAAGTTGTAAGTTCCAGACGTAGACATTATTTAAAAAAACTACTTTCCCTTATATTTTTATTTGGCCTGTCGTTTACCAGCAGTGGACATCTGAGACATCTTTGCAGAGCCGTATTTTTTACGCCCAATGGAAGCAGCTAGTGCGGCAGGGTCTTCTACCCCTTTAGCCCGCAACCCCTTTGTAAGGGCTTTAAAACGCTCTCCAGAGCCTAGTTTACTAGCAGTCTTCTTTACTTTAGGGCTTTTAGAAACTTCAAAACCAATATTTGATCTAGTAATCATATTCTTCCCTTTACCGCTGCTTTTTTAAGGCTTTACCAAAACCACGAGTAGCAGCACCTACACCTCTTGGCTTTGAGCCAGCACTTGATGACTGCTTAGGTGAAGAACTGCTTGATTTATTTAGGTCTTTTAAAGCAATCATACCACCGTGCTTTCTGTTTACTGACTGGCTAAGGCGACTTAATTTAGCTGCTGTATCCTGATCTCTAAGAACTTTATCTAGCCCAGGCACATTTCTAGGTGCTGTTGGAATATTTAAAGGACTATCTGCTGTATCTTCTTCTTCCTCACCTGCAACAGCTCCATATGCCTTAGGATACTGAAATACACTTTCTATAGCTGCGGTTCCCTGAGCTTGTCCTCTCATAGCTCTTTTCATTTTAGATAATGTAAGATCAGACCCTTTTGCTGCTACACCAGGACGGTATGCCGAATAAAGTTTAGGTAATAGAGAGGCTGTTTTTGCTGCTATAGCAGCACCTGCGCCTATTGGTGTAAGCCCTAAAAGAGTAGCTAGAATCTCCTGTCTATTCTGTGCTTCAGGAGTATCTGAGAACTCATTCTGAGTTTTTACTTCTTCTTCATTTAACGTATTTTTAAGGATACCAGATCGACGGGCCATTATCTTCTTGCCTTTACAGCCTTTCCCCAACCGCGTTGAGCAGAACCATGGATAGGAGAACCTACTCTGCCTCCTGAAGCCTGACTAATAGCCTCATCTGAACCAAGTTCTTTTCTAAGTTGTTTAACTTTTTCTTTAGGAGCATTTTTTAATACTTCTCTAGCATACTCTAAATCTTTTTTACCTTTTTCATTATAAGAAGGACTTTTGGCAATAGCAAGTGCCTCATTAATGTCTGCATCAGTTGGAGGAGAAGTAGGCTTTAGTAAACCTCCTGAGTTTTTTAGTGTTACAATAGGTTTAATGGGACTAATCTCTCCAATCATTTCGGGGGAAGTAGGGTCAACGGTTAAATCATCTAAAGCTTCTAACTTATCTTTTACTGATGATTTAGGATTAGTTAAATCACTATGAGCTGATTTAATTTTTCTAATAGATGGAATAGCCATATCATAGTGTCCTTTTTTAATTAATGTATATAGTAGATAATCTTACCAACCACGAATAGCTGCTTTAATACCTCTTGGTTTGTTAGGAACTGAGTAGTAGCGATTATCATGTTTTTGTATTGTAGAGTTACGATTCTTTTCAGCCTCTACAGCTAAGTCCCAAGTATCATGATTCTTACCTTTTAACATTAAATAAGAATCTTTTCTTAAACCATATTTTTCTCTATCTTCATCAGATACTCTAGCAACAGAACCCATGTGACCAGTGGAATCTTTAGTCATTCCAGCAGCTTCAGCACTTTTGTAATCATAATCTGTGCCTTCAGGATCAAAGGGTTCTTTAACCATATTATATTACCTCTTTCCAGAAAGGGCCTTACCAAAACCACGAGTAGCAGCACCTACACCTTTAGGCTTTGAGCTAACATTTACTAATCCACCTTTCTTGCGGCTCATCATTGGCCCAGGGCGGGCTAGAATAGGCGTCGGTCCGCTGTTCATCGTGAGATAATCCTTAGGAATTCCTGTTGGCCTAGCTGTTGGCCTAGGAGCCATTAGTGGTCCTGGCTTAGTGGTCAGCATCTTATCTGTGGGCATTCCTGTTGGCCTAGCTGTTGGCCTAGGAGCCATTGGTGGCGGCAAGGGGCCTCCTACAGCTGGTTTCCCCATCATTTGTGGCATCGGCAAGGGTCTGCGACCACCCCCAATTGGCGGTGCACCCGGCGGTGGTGATACACCAGCAAAAGGAGCATTCCTCATGCTGCCTCCAAAATATTTTTTAATTACTTTATTTTTTTTATTCATAAAAACACCCTTTGAGCCAGCACTTGATGACTGCTTAGGCGAAGAACTGCTTGATTTATTCTGGCCTTTAGCAATCATACCACCATGTTTTCTTTCTTCAGTATCTTTTGCATCTTTCTCGTCCTGTAAATTTAGAAGTAATTTTGATGCCTTTGCACCATCACCATCATCACCAGAAACAACAGGAGAAACATTACTGTTTTTATTAACAGAATTTAAAAGCTGAGTTCCTGCACCGCCAATAGCCATACCTTTTAACACTGAAGAGCGCAAAGGAGCTGAAGGACTATTAAACAATTCTTTTTCTGCTTGTAATCTTTGTGCAGCTTGATATGGCGTTGTAGGAACAACTCTTGCTTCATTTTCAAGTTTTTTTGCTCTTTGTATTGCGTCAAATATTTTTCGTGTTGCCAATGTCATAGTATATTATCTCTTTCCAGAAAGAGCCTTACCAAAGCCACGAATAGCAGCACCTACACCTCTAGGCTTTGATCCAGAACTTGATGACTGCTTAGGTGAAGAACTGCTTGATTTATTCTGGCCTTTAGCAATCATACCACCATGTTTTCTTTTTACTGACCGATCACGACGACCTTCTCTATCCTGATCTGGATATTCATACTTTACATTTTCTGAACCAAAGACATTTTCAAAAGGAGCGTCAAAGAATTTAGGTCTTTTCTTCTTATCAGAAGCGGCTTCCATTTCAGAAGTAAGTGCTACAGGCTCTTTTCGAGTGGCTACAGTACGACCACCATCAAGAGGAGGCAATTTATAACTTCTATTTTTGATATCTTCTTCATCACTCTTGTCCTGTAAATCTTGAAGTAATTTTGATGCCTCTGCACCAGCACCACCACCACCAGCACCACCACCAGTAGCACCACCACCAGTAGCACCACCCCCAGCACCACCACCAGCACCAGCACCACCAGCACCAGAAGAATCTCCATCATTATTTAAATAAGCAGCAAGACCTGAAATAGTAAGACCAGTACCTGCAATATAAGGAGCAAGTTTACCTACATTATATTTAGCCATTTCTCGTACTACTGCTGGAAGAACACCTGCTGTTGAAGGACCACCTGCTCCACCACCTGCTCCACCACCTGCTCCACCACCTGCTCCACCACCTGCTCCACCACCTGTTTTTGGTTGTTTTGCTGCATAATCCGCTGCTGACTTTGCATTTTGAGCAGCTACAGCATTTTTAATTTGTTCAGGAGTTGAACCTGGAGGAGGTTTATAACTTCCCATAATAGCTTTATTTACTTCTGCATCTGTCGCTCTACTAGAAGCAGCAGAAGGATTAGCCCCTGAGCGATCAACTCCTGGTCGCGGCCCTGCAGCAGTAGGAGTTGAAACAGCGGAAGTTGAACCAGTAACAGTAGGAGTAGGAGTAGAAGTAACTTTTAGATCTGCTGCTTCTTTAGCTACTTGCTTAGGCTTTGCTGCATCATCAGCTATTTTCTTAGCTTCTGATGCTTTCCTCTCTGCTGCTAGACGGGCAATCCGCTCTTTACCCTCTGGAGTAATTTTTAGATCTTCTGATGCATCTCTACGCGAAGGTCTTGTTCCTGGCGGAACAACTGGTTTACTCCCTCTTATAGCTGCTAATCGTTTTTCTAACGCTGCTTGTGTTACTCCTTCATCCAAAATTTCTTTTTTATTTAGTCTATTTTTTGCTTCTTTAAGACGTTTAATAGCTTCTGTAGCTGCACTCATAATATAATTATTCCTTTTATTTAATTAGCTTTATTAATGATATTGTCATCAGCGCCAGCAGGACTGCTTGGAGCTTCCATGTCATCTCTACGAGTTCTACGAGCCTGATTACGCTGCAATTCAAGTAATGCATTATAACGAGCCTCAAATAGCTGCAAGGCAGCATAGTCTTTTTGATACATCATGGCTTCAACCATGCAAGCATTGAACAACATGCCATAACAAAAATCAGAGAAGTAATTATTCTCTGATACAGAACTTAAAGTAGCTGGACGAGCTACATAAACAACAGTGGCATCATACGTAGATACTGGAGTTGGGGCCAATAATACAGTAGTGTTGTTCCTTCTAGCATAGTATTTAGGTTCAGATGTAGACGCTGCAACCGGCCAGTAATCATTAATATATTCATCGGTCCTTAAAAGAAGATTGATCTTAGAGCTATTTGAAATGAAGTTGATGTTTTTAACAACCCTAGTTCCTGAAGGAAGCGTCAATTGATTATTAGACGCACTAATGGCAACAGAAGTGTAGCTGACTAAACCATAGTCATCTAAATCAGTTGTCATTCGTTCTTCAGCACGGTATACCATGTTGGGAACATAAGCAGCAAACTCTGTGCTATCGTTCTCACAAGCCTGGATAATATCGTTAACTAAGTATGTGTAACTAGCCATAGAAAACTGCTACAGTAGAAGCAGAAGTAGGAGCAGATACCATTACAGCACCTTCCATCCTAAGTCCTAACTCTCCAATAACAATATTTTCTGCATCATTAGCAGTTGTTAAAACAAACTTAATATTGCTTCCCTTAATAGCTCCATAAGGAGAAGTTGATGTTCCTGTAATCAGAAAGGTGCCAACACCGGAAGCATAGATACCTCTAATACGTGTGTTAGCTACCGTTACACTAGATACTACATCTAAGACAGCGCCGCTGCCTGTTACAAAGCCTTGTCGAAGGGGTGTATTTGTTCCCATTTTGTATTCTCTTTTCCTTTTTATTTATATATGCTTAAAATTAACTAAGTTAAGAAGCAAAAAAAACATTTAGTCTGTAGGCTTCGTCTTTATTCTTTTTTTCTTTATGCTCCCTATAAACAAATATAGAGGAGAAGATTTTTTTTAGGGGGAGGGAGAGAAGGACTTTTATCTCCTCCTCTCCTCCTTACCTATTTTTTTTTCTTTATTAGCTACTAGGTGCTACCTGAAGCACCGTAGAAACCACGCCAGTCAGACCAGCCAAAGCTGTAACGCTCGCGGGCCTTGTAACGTAGGTTGCCAGTGTCGAAGTCGGGTTCCATCTTCGTCTGAAGAGGAACACGAACGAACATCTTGGTACCATTGGGAACATCAGTCTTCATATACCAAGCGTTAGTGTCAGTGAAGCGACGGTTTACAAAGAACCCCTTAGGAACCAAACCCTGATTACGGATTGAGTTGATATCATTCACATTCGTAACACCAGTTGTGGAGTTTGTTACGGTTGTGGTTGATAAGGTGCTGTGCAAAATCTGATCGGCAGTAAATACCAAATCAGATGGGATATGCAGAGAGACTGCCCGTGCGCCAATAAGAATACCACGATCATCCTTAGCTTTGCTAATTTGGATCAAGGCAGACTCAAGGGATGATTCACTTAGGTCGGTTGCACCGAAGGTATTTGACTGAGAGCCATCGCCTACGGTTGGGTGTGAAGCAGAGAATAGTGCAACACCATCTCCACCTAGATACGAGCTACTGAAGCCGTTGTTGAAAACATCGGCTGCTTTAACTTGCTTGGTATTTGCCATTGCACGAGCAAGACCGCTTGCGCGGAGCTTTGCAAAGGTATCATACAGGTTGTCTTCCATAGCTTCTTCAGTGACTGAGAAAGCAAGAGCAATAGTCTCGTTAGTGTAACGAGCTACATAGCTTTCCTGTGCTGAGTCATACTGAACGCCAGCGCCTTCTGACTTAGTTGGTGCTGTGCCGAAACCAGTGAATAGAACTTCTTCTTCAAATGCACGATCAGAGTTTTCTGTCTTATAGAGAACTGCATGTTCGTTATCAACATTACCATACTCAACGCCGAACACGGCATTCAAGCTAGGAAGAAGTTCTCTGGCAATACTAGAACGATTAATAGCCATTTGTCTTTACTTCCTTTCTTTAGTTAACTGATGAGTCAGCAGAGATGTATGCATCAACATGCTTGACAATACGGATTTCAAGTTGTGGGAATGCACGTTCTGCGGCTACGTTGATGTCATTACCACCGACTTCTAGTACGGAAATTGCCCGAACCATGCCAGTACCCGTTGTGCGAGTGCCAGCAGCGATGCCAAAGCCAGACTTACCAGTGATGGTAGAGCCAGCTCCTAGTGTGACCTGGAAGTTCTGACTGTTGATATCACCAGCAGAAACTGATGCATCAGCCTGAACAATGAATGTTGCGGAAGGAGAATCAACAACATTAGCATAAGCTTCAGTTGTTGAAGTGCCTGAAGGCCAATAAGGCTTCCAAGTTGGAGTACCATCTGCTACATAATGACAGCCAATGAAAACACCCATGGCCTTCTGAGTTGTGGTTGTGAGGACGTTAATGAACCCGCTTGCGTTAACTACAATGTCACCAGTGAAGATATTAGATGCATAGCCGCTTGCAATTGGATAGCTGTTGCTACCGCTTGAATTAGGACTACCACCACGAACGCGAGAAGGAGCAAAACCGGCCAGTGCTTTAGATGTAGACATATTAAGAACACTTTACCTTTCTATTTTGCTTTATAATATTAAACATGAGAGAAAAAACTTAGTCACTTATTTACTTAAGATAAGATACTAGAGGAGTAATTAGTCCTGGAACTTTGGAATCTTTCCGCGACTAACTTGAGTTTTACTCGTATTATGAATTGGCATCTTGGAATCGTTATTACTCATCAACTGAGCATTAACTGCCTGAACCATTTCTTTACTACGATTCTCGTAAAACTCTTGACGAGATTGAGCAAGTTCTGCTGGCATCTTTGCCAACGCCAAGTCTCCGCGACAGACTGCACCTGCATATCGTCCACCCTCTCTCACGACAGAGGAATTAAGCATATCTGGAACAGATTCGCTTTCCACAAATTCCCATCCTTCAGCAAGACGTTTACCAATATTCTGGTAATCCTCATTGTTATTAACCATTACGCGGATCCAGCGTAAAGCATAACCCTGACTTAGGAATCGTTTCTTAACAGATTCAGGAATTTCTAACCAATTAGGTTCCTCAAATACTGTTTTGCGAGCCTTATTTGACCGTTCAGATGCTTCTCGTGATACTAGTTCTTCTTGAGCGCGACTTAAATTATTTGTCATTTTGTATTATTTTAGCCCTTCCACGTTGTAGTTTTTTTTTCTTTAGAGATTAATAGAAGTATAGTCGCCATCAGCTTCTTGAACTTTAAGCTTTTCTGCGGCATACTTCTCCAAAGGGATACCCCATTTATTGGCTAGTCTAACGTCATCCTGAGTTAGTTTGACTTTATTCCCTCCATTAGATGAGATCTTAGGGGATGTTCGTGATGCACCCGCTACCGATTGAACAGCGCGTGTTTGCTGTTGTCTTACAGGAGGCTCAGCTTCTTGCTGCTGCTGTTCCTGATTTCTAGTAGGAAATTGATCTCTAAGACGACGATCAACTTCAGTATAGTAATCTTCTTCAGAAGAATCATAACCTTCTTCTCGTAAATGCTCATCAATAGTTAGAGCAGCTTTAGTCATTACTTGATCTTTACCAAACCAATCATTCTTACCCGCCCATTTAATAGCCTTATCATCGTATACTTTTTCTTGTGGGGCGGCTGCTTGCTGTCTTACCGTAGTCTGCTGTTCCTTCTGACGAGCCTCATATTCTAGCCAAGCATTCTTCTTTTCTCTAATAGCTGCAATATCAGCATAACCTTTTGCCATTGCTTCTTGAGCATTTAACAAACCATCAGTGTCGCTATTTTCAATAGAACGCTTGAACAGTTCTTTTGCATTTTGAATATTAGCTTCGACAGAACCTTCCGTAGAAGCTAAAGAATTTTTTAGGGTAGCCGTTAACTGCGTGTCTCGTTCTTGAAGCGATGCCTTTAGAGAAGTGGTTTCCGTAACCAATCGAGTAATTGCTTCATCCCGTTCTTTACGCTGACGAATAAGCTGACGAATGCGCTTTTGAGCGCCTTGAGTTTCAACACCAACCAATTCAGGATGTTCACTGGCTGCTTCTTCATTTCCATGCTCTTCTTTAGTTGAAGCAACTGAACTTGATACTGTAGCTGGAGTTCCTTGAGCTTGACTTCTTTGGCCTTCTTCTTGCGCTCTGTTGCTCTGGTTAGAAGAAACTTCTTTTTCTTTGGAGTTAATGGGTTCGATTTCATATTCTACCTTTAGGAGGTCTTGTCCTTTATCTGTAACTGCAATTGTTGACCAGTTGTCGTTATTAGTTTCTTCTTTATCCATGTTAATTTACTTTCTTTCTTTACAGGAAATCTTTCTTTTTCTTTTTTATTTTAAAAAAAAATAAGCAGCTCCTATTTCCCGGTAGGAGAACTTTTATGTGTCACCCTTCTATTATAATACATTTTCTTTAAAGATGCAAGTAGTTAAGTTATTTTATTTTCTTAAGGTGTTAAGTTAAAGGTAGTATCTAAGTCTTTAGGATTACCAACCTGCATAATTACCTGATCATCAAAGATTAGAAGGAGTTTAATCCCTTTATAGACAAGCTTTTGCCCTGTATGCTTGCCATAGCAAACATAATCATCCTTCTTGCACCATGGACCAAGAGGAAACTTTTCCTTATCCCTGTAAGCTAAATCACCTAAAAGAACAACCTTAGCTACCGTAGTTAAGTAATTGATATCATCTACAATCTTCCCAGGTAAGTAAATACCTCCCTTTGTCTTATCCCGTAAGTAAACAGGACGAAGCAATACATGATATCCTTTAATAATAGGTAGATCTTTATCTTCTAATTCAATGCCGTCATCAGAAATCCACTCATCATTACTCATTGCTTTATCCATTTTTACTACTTGCATGTTATTTTTCTTTATCTTTCCTCTTTATTATTATTATTATTTAAAAGTCGTCTTGATAGAGCCTTGTCTTTACTATATGATGAAAGTTCTCTTTTGCCCACTCTAAACCAGCAATTCTTCCTACTACATATTTGTAATTAGCATAATCTTCCACATTTCCTGCTATTAATGATCTAGATAAAGTAGCAATCTCCTTATCTATAGCTACATTTAGTTCCTCTACTAAAACCATATTAGGGGGTGTTTAAACCCCCACTTATAGATGGCATTGTAGGAGTTTTACCGTTAAGTTTATTAGATTCTTTTACTAAAGTACCCATTAAATCAGCGGCTTTCATATCTTCTTGTAATTTTAGGTTACCGGCAGAACCAGCTTGTTTTACACCTGCATTCAACTTAGCAATGGCTTCTTTAGAGACACGATTCTTATCATCTCTATCAGCTTCTGATGTTGCTTTTAAGGTTTCCTTGATAAGATTAGCTTTAACTTGAGCTTCCTTAATCGCTAGTTCCTGCTGCTTTAGCTGAGAATCTGCGCTTGCCTTAGCCATCTCAATCTGTAGACGCTGGCCTTCGATACTTACACGCTGGCCTTCAATACCGATACGCTGTCCTTCCAGAGCAACCATCTGAGCTTCAGGTGTTCCAGCAGCCTGTTGAGCGGCCATAGCCTGATTAGCCTGTGATACCTGTTGAGCAGCCTGAGCCATGACCATCTCAATAACTTTAGGATCATTAGGATCAATCTGTTGATCTTGTTGACCTACTTCCATCCCTTGCTGCTGGATCATCTGAAGCATTTGACGCGCAACGCCGTTAACCTGCTCCTGATACTTCAAGATCATATGTTCAGAGATGTTGGCCTGAAGAACAGGAACAATACGCTGCATAAAGGGACTACCGCCATTCAAGGGATCTTGTACATACAAGGTTTTAGCCTGAACATGAGCTTCATGGTTTTGTCCAATGAAAGCCTTAATCGGTAGTCCCTTAACAGCAGCAGCAATATCAGATAGAGGGTCCAAAGGAATAGCCTCTACTTTTCTTGGCATAATTAGGTCTAAATTAGGAATATTAGCAGCACTAAGGATGTTGCGGTTCAGTTCTTCCATGTTAAACATACCTGGAGGAGAACTATTTGCCATCTGAAGGGCCATTTGCCCCATCATCATACGATGAGCATTAGAAGGAATGTTGGGGTCGGATGAAGGAATAACATCAATACGCCCGTCAAAGTCAGCCTTGTAAATCTTTAGGGAGCTATCTGGAATATGACAGAGGCTTTCTTCAGGTAGATAATCATAGTTAATACTGGCTAAAAGCTTAAATTCATCCTTCTGAGACTTGTGGAGCCTCTTATGGATGGCACTGAAGAACTTACTAGATGCTTCTAGGAGGGCCATAGTCGTTCCTACAGGGCCATATGAGGCTGCTTCTGATACAACCTGCTCTGTGCTGTCAGCAAACTTCTGTGCAGCGCCTGTAACAAACCCTAGCATCTGAAACAATGTCTGAGAAGGCTCCTTGTAAGGGAGAGGGATGATCATCTTGGTTAGATCATTACCTACCGCCTCAACTTCCTTCCACTCACCTGGACCAATAGGGGTATTATCCCCTACGATACGGACACCCTTAGCCTTAAAACCAGCAGGAAGACTGGCGAACTGACCAGCATCAATCAAGCTACGCATGGCAGCGGTTGCTGTCATGGTCAAGTTACCTAAGAAGTGGATTAAACCAAGTCCGTAGAAACCGAACCCAGGCACAAATCTGTAGTGAGTAAAATATACTCTTTTTTCTTTTCGCGGATCGCCCTGGTCGTAGTTTCTACGGATAGCTAGAACCTTTTGAGATTTCTCTTCTAAGGTCACAATATAAGGGAGGGACAAATCGCCTACACCGTCTTGTAAATGTTCTGGGAGTTGCAAATAACAATGCTGCTCTAATAGAACATACTGTGGATCATTCAGGGAGGAGGAAGAAAGACCCATGATAGAATTCAGTTTGGAAGATATTGCCGTAGGGTCCGGCATACCTGCTTGTCCTAAAGCCATGTCAGCATACATTCCTGCGGCAATGTCACGCTGCATCTCTACTGGGCTTCTATAAATTACATGGGTGTAGCGATTTGCCCTTCGCAGGTCGGTAGCATAATACGAAACATAAAATTGGTCAATAGGGACAAACTCCGATACTGGCCGGTTTAATCCTTTATCAAAATAAACTTTCTTGAAAGCAGACCCAATAAGAGGAAGATGAAATAGCATACGCTCCATCTCCTCAAAATATTCAGGCATCATGTCCGTTAACTGGTAGTTCATAAACTTCTTGATGCGGTCAGCTTGAGCTACAGATTCTTCAGTATGCTCACCAATAATCTGGGTTCTTACAGGACCAGCAGCAGGAAACAATTCCTGAATAGCCTTACTCTGGAA